GCTTCGTCGTACTTGTCCATGTTGTCCCATGCTTCTTGAGTAAACTCAGCGTAGGTACAACCAAAACCTTTTTCTAAATCAGGAAGTTTCATTGTGTCCGGATCTAAGAAAGGGTGGAACCCTGTGGCATCAAGCCATAGTTGTACAGAACGAAGACGAATGCCGTCTAGTTGATCAGTGGTCTTACGCTTGCTTGCTTTCATCCAACTCATAATAATAATCCCCATATAAAAATATTCAAAATAACTAATGCAATCACGACGTAGTCCATCGTGCTCATGAATCGTCACCAGTTACAAGCTCAGACAAAGTAGGAGTGCTAACAAAGTAGCCACCACTCGGTTTTGCCATAGCATCAGCTGCAGACTCAGGAGCCAGTACAGTGATCTTACCGCCATTGTCTAAGAAGTCTTGAACTTCTTTAGAGTTAGGCTTAGACGTAAATTCAAACTCTTTACCAAACTCGCTCATTACACTGCCTCCATACGAGAGAACGGAACGGTCCAATTAGCATTGTCTTTTTCAACAAAGCAAACTGCCTTGGTACGATTAATCTTGGTGACCACACCAAGCAACTTGCCGAACTTAACTTTTTGTCCAACAGTGAAACCTGTTTTAGCTTTCATGTTTAACATAGAGCGACAGTCTTTAAAGTGCTCCACTAGTTCAGATAGTTGGGCTTGATCTAGATCAAACATTAGAGTCTTAACTTGATTCATTGATTTAACGTTTTTCATATTGTTTCCTTATTCATTAGTATATAGGTATTATATCATAGCTGGCCCATAGAGTACACAACTATATTCACTTTTCTTATATCAGTTTGTTATATGCTTATTCAATTTGATATAGGTATATTATATCATGAATCGCGAGGCAAGTGTGACTATTTAACACAGAAATAGTGTGTCTATTATAAGACACCTTATAGGGGTTGCTGTGGCTATATATGTGGCTAATGATCCTTATAAGGACTCTTAGTAATCAGCGATAGCTTCAACAAGCTGCTTGTCCCAATTGTCACGGTGCTCTATAAACACCTGAGCTGGAGCATCATCCACTGAGATAATTGTTACTAGTTGAGTGATAGGTTGTCCAGTACGTTCCTCCCATGCAATAGCATAAAAGCATTCTTGCATAAAGTACTGGTGGATCCAACTCTTCTTCTTTGTCTTCTTAGAAGTCTTATAGTCAATGATACTTAACACACCATCGAACTCAGCCACACAGTCAACACGTCCAGCCACACCTAAGTGATCTGAATACAATGGTAACTCTTGACCATACACAACACCAATTCGTGTGTCTAGTATCTCTTTGATCCTATTGAAGTCATGCAGGATGTTAGGCATTGCACCTTTAGCATAGTGTGGATCATTATTAACATACTTTTCACACATCTCATGAACCGCTGTGCCACGACCTGCAGCCTTTCTAGAGATCTTATTTGCTTCCTCATGTCCAACACGGTCACGCCATGCCATGATAGCGGCCTTGCTTAACTTGCCAAGGACTGTTGTAATGGAAGGATAGCTGCCTTTAGGGGTGGCATACTTCCTACCACTCTCTTCAGTTACAGCAACAAGATCTTTATAACCTAGATCAATCGGTTCATGTATAAACATTATATAATTCCCTATGGATTCATTAGGCTTTTTCTACCAGCCGCTTTATGAATCTGTTTCATTCTATCTTTAAAACCATCGCTTGTTTTTGAATGAACATCACCAAACTCTGATATGATTTTCGTAGCACTCAGTACCTGCTGGCAATCATGCTCTTTGTAATACTCATCAAGTTTAGTGTAGGACATAACTCCATCCCACTCTTCACCAGTCTTATTACTTTTAAATGTATATAACGGCATTACTCTTCTCCTCTAAGCTTTGGTATTAACATTGTTTCCTTTCTTATCAGTCTTACCATCTTTCTTAACCATAGTGAACCACCAATCCCTTAACCACTCCGCTTTGATAGGATGGTGTTCAGGGTTAGGCAGTTCTTTCTTAAAGTATTTCATAAACTCTTTAAGTTCTTTGTCATCTTTAAAGTTAAACTGTGTCAAAATTCATCCGCACAATCAATAAGCATTTTCATTCTATGCTCTATTAGGTATGGAAGAATGTTAGCACGAGGAGGATATACGTAATCCTCATAGTCATTGATCGCTTGATGTGTTATATGTTCAGGGATTCTATCCAAGTCAATCATCTCACGGTTACGCATGTAATTCCTAAACACTTCCGTAGGCATAACCTCTTTAAGATTAGCTCTATTCTCCCACCACTCTGCCAACTTCTTTTTGGTCATAGGGGTTTGCCTAACATGGTTAACAAGACAATCATCAGGAGACAATACGTTAGGAACACCATCACTTGAATCACCCTTAAGGATATGTTCAAAGATGTACTTAACAGGGTTATCATCCTTAATCGCTTTATTAAACATAGGGGACCACTGAATAACGTGACCATACTTTTGTAGTTGAATAAAGTCTTTGTCAGCTGAAACAATAACAACATCTTCACCAAGAAGAGGCATAGACTTCTCGATAGTTAATGCACCAATGATATCGTCAGCCTCAGCCTTATCAATCTTGATAACTGCATAAGGGAAGTTAGCACGAATATCATCTAAGGTAGATTCAATTAGATTGAAGATCATTGTCCAATCATGTTTGTCCTTAGCACGAGTTGTCTTACGGTTAGCCTTGTACTCAGGATACACATCCTTACGCCAAGAGTAACTGTCACAAGCTATTACTAACTTGTCATATTTTGTTGCAGGGTATTTTTTCCTGTACATACGAAGGTTGTTTAGGATAACATGTTTGACCAAATTCTCACTTAACTCTTCACCATTGCTTAACTGTCCCATGATGGAACTAATTGCTAAGCCATTAAAATCTACTAAAACCATTATATATCCTTTATTTTATACATAGTATATTATATCATAGTTTGTTTGGTTTGTACATACTTTTCAGATAAGTTTTTTACAGAACCTATACCAATCTTTATAGCAATGATACCATTATAGTTCTCAGGGTTCAATAAAACCTCCTCATCGAACTGTATCTTAGCTTCCATATAGTTGGTATCACCACGTGTTAGGCACAGACATATGATCTCACGCTTGAACTTATCTTCACCTAACTCTTCTATGTCTGCCGTGAGGCGATTTGAAGAGCCCCAGTAGTCTTTCCAGTCAGTCTCTTTAATAACCTTACGTTTTCTTTTGAACCCCATTAAAGGTTTAAGCTTGCGTACAGTCTTAAAGTACTTACGGCCTATGTAGTCGTGACCATTTGATAGATTGGTAATGCGATAAATAAAACCGTAAAAATCCCCAATATCATCAGTAGTGAATTCTCTTCCATTATACGTCCAGGGATTCATTCATCATCCGCCTCATATCCGCCACGCTCTGCTAAATCAATATCACTGCCACAAAATGGGCAGTACGGGGTTTCAACTCCTAACACTTCGGCATCAACTTCGAGGCCGTCATCTTCATTAATGAAGACGTCATAATCATTACTATTGCATTCAACACATATCATAAACTTAGCTCTCCTAGTGCCCAGTGTGTGACCATATCATCATAGCCACCTATGTATTTATCCCCTTGGTAGATCTGTGGGAACGACCTTGTTCCTGGTGGTACTGCTTCAAAGAACTGTTCAGGGGTCCAGTCTGGTCCCTCAACGTTACGTTCTTCATACTCATATCCTTTCTCATCCAACAACGCCTTTGCTCTTGTACAATAGGCACAGTTGTTCTTACTCCAAACTGTAAACTTTTTCATAAACTCATCCCTGCAAATGTTGTTTCAGTAACATCTTGCTTAGTGCCACCAACGACATAAGATGTTATCTCGGTTTCTTGTGGAGCTACTTGAACCGCCCCGCCACTAATCCATTTCTCTGTCCATGGTAGTGGGTTGTGTTGATGTGTAGTGAATGGCACGGTGTAGTTCAAAGACTTAATTCTCTTCGCTCCAATCCAACGCACATATTCTTTTAGAAGTTCAGCATTCAATCCAATCATTGAACCATTACCGAATAGATAGTCACACCATTCTTCTTCTTGTTGCAATGCTTCTTCAAACAAATCCTGAACTTCGTCGTTTGTTTCTTCTTTGATCTTAACGAAATCCTTATCCTCTTTGATTAGGGTTCGTATAATGTTTAGGCTTGCTGCAAGGTGAGTGTTCTCATCTCTAGCTATCAGCTTAATGATCTTAGCGTTGCCCTCCATCTGCTTTAACTCAGCGAATGCCCACGAGCATGCAAAGCTTACGTAGAACCTAATACCTTCAAGGATGTAAATACTTACAAGACAAAGATAGAGTAGCTTCTTGTGCTCGTAATCGCCATAGGATCCTTTGTAATTGATTAGGTTGTCGTAGTGTTCTGATATGGCGGTGCCACATTCGCTGATTTCAGGTATTGAGGTGATCTCATCAAAGATCTTAGAAGGGTTCGCGTATACGTTGCGTATTACGTGGGTATATGACCGTGAGTGGATGGTTTCGAAGAAAGCCCATGTCTCAATCAATAATTCTAATTCAGGATTGGATGCAAGAGGCAACAATGCTAAGTCAGGACTTCTGCCCTGCACTGAGTCTAATAAGATTTGTCTCTTAAGATTACTTGTAAAGATATGCTGTTCGTTTGACGTGAGCTTATTAAAGTCAAGCTTGTCCTTTGTAACATCGATCTCATCAGGGGTCCAATAGAACGATAACATCTTCTCATATAGTTTCTGCAAGGGTGGATATTTAACCATATCATACCGTGCAATGTCAACACCCTCATCGAAGAATAAATCTTTCTCCATGTGGCCTTTGGTGTTAATTTTAAATACTGATTTTTTCATACGGTATACCAAGTTGGTACGACTGTTTTCCATGCTGCTATATGCTGCTTATACTTCATATAGTAATTTCTATAGGCAGTAATGCTATCGATATCTTTGACATCTTCTGGCATGGCTTGGGTCGGTTGTGTAAACGGCTTATCACCACAATTACGTGGTGGGTTCTTTAATACTTCTTTGAGTTTTACATACGACATATGATCTTTACCATAGCGTATAACAAATTCATTATGTAAGTGGCACCACATCTCATAGAGGAATGCGTAATTATTTATACTTTCTCGAAGCCATACATTAGACGGATGATTAACATGTGAAGCTTTATATAAATTATCTTCTTCATGTCTCCATCGTTTAATCTTACTGCCTATTTTGTTTCTATCCATGTATGGATCACCGTCAAGAACACGGTGTGCTGTAGACATGAGCTGTGCGTATTCCACAAGCATCTTGCTACAATGTTTATCGAGGTGCATTTCTGCGCTGGTTTTTGGATTGCTATCTAGATAAAATATATTCATAGTGTATATTATAACATAGTTTGTCTCAATTATACATAACTATACTGTAAATGATTCTCCACAGCCACATCTTGCTTTTTCTTTCGGGTTATAAAATTCAAATCCTTCATTTAGTCCTTGTGTTACATAGTCTATCTCACAACCATCAACATACGCTATTGATTTAGGATCAACAACAATGCTCACTCCCCTTTGAGAGTAATCTAAATCTTCAGGTTGGATTGTATCTGCAAATTCTAAATGATATGCAAGGCCGGAACAGCCGGTGGTCCGCACTAATACTCTTAGCTTGCGACCTGCCACTAATACCGTTAATTT